CCGTGTTCATACGGCAAGTAGAAAGGTTTGCGAACATCAGTCTCGACTTCAAGCGGGCTGTAGGTCTGAACTTTCCAGCCTTTGTCGGACGGAGTGTAAAGTTCCCACAAGATGATCGTGTCGTTGCCGGATTCCTGCGTAATTCCTTCACGACGATAAATCTCATCCTGAATTTCGCTACGCAAACCGACGGATTGATTGACCTTACCGCTGATCTTTGTGACAAAATCCTTGTCTTGTTTATACATCGGATTGGATTTGTAGGAATCAACCGAAACAAGAATGATGTGAACGATGAAGTCTGCATCAGCCATGCTTTTGCTGTACGCAGGAACAACCAAGTGGAACGGATCAATAGCCTCAAATCTGATCTGCTTCTTGTCCTCATTCCACAAGACCTTTGATACGCCACGGCCATACAACAATAAGTTGTCAATAACCGAGACAATCTCTTTCTGGAAGTTGGACTGCTCGCGCATCTTGTAATCAAACCAACGCTCGGCTGATACGGTCAGCGGGGTGAACTGCTGGCGCATAGGTACGAAGCTGGAAAGGATGTCGTTGCCAATTGCGCTGTTGACGAAGGAAGGTTTTAACTTCTCAATTGCACTGTCAATTAGCTGAACGTGTAGGTCAGCCGCAGACGGCCAAGGCTTCATCTTGCGACGAACACCGAAGTAGCGGGCTTGGTAGAACAAGCGTTGACGATTTTCCCAAGTCTCGCGCTGGTTCAAGCAGTCAATGATCCGTATGTGATAACCGTCGCGTGCTTCGGGATTCTTCATTTGTTACGCTCCACTTTGAGTTCATAAGAAAGATCGTTGACAGCATTCAATGCTTTCCTAGCCCACTCACGAGTGCCAGGTGTGCCACGACGAATTTCAGTATAAGTTGGATCTTTCATCAGTTCTTCAACTATTCCTGTCGTGTGTGTTACTGGTGTCGTTGTTGCGCAACCACCAAGACTCACCACGCAGATCACGCTCAATAGCATCGCGGTTATGTTTCCACTCACCTTCAATGTTCTGTACTCGCTTCTCTCTCCAATTCGGAATGAGGCGAAACACTGCTGCGATGATCTCGAGGATTGCACGCAGCACAAATAAACTTATTTAATATTCAGACCGACTGTCTTCAGAAAGTTGACGATCTTCTCCAAGAATGAATCGTCAGCTGGTGTCGGGGTGAGCTTTACAATAATACGCGCGGCAAGAACGATGCCACCAATAGCGGCAACAATCTCTTGCCAGTTTGAAGTAATCCAATTCCATATATTCATAGTTTATCCTCCTGCATCAAAGCCAGCCATAACAGGGTCGTGTGACTCCATCATTTGGCTAAGAAGTCTCCAGCTTGGACGTTCCACAGGGAAAGTCAAGTCCAAGCCTACATTACCACCACTTAAGCACAATGCCAACGCATCGGCTCTGTCCGGCGATGCAAGTCCTCTGGCACGCATTGAGTCCTTGGACTCCACGCCAAGCTTACCCTTGCTGTTTGTGATTGTTCGCCTGCAAGTCAACTGCGCTGTCAAATCCTCATCTTCAGGAAGTATGATGTCGGCACTCTCAATCTTCTTTGCCATGTTGTACCACATCTCGGATGCCCTGTTTGTATAGGCATCGGTGTCAAACGCAGCAGACCCGAAGTTTACCCTATTAACTTCCCAGCCAGCTTCAGCCAAAGCATCGCACATAGGCATCCCAAGACCACTTGCGTCAGCGTATATGTTCTCTGGCTTTAATCCAGCCTTCTTAAACTCGACGATAAACCTGCCTACCGCTGACATCGTATCCCTTTCGCGCCATGCGATGATCGGCAGGATCTTGTTGCCATCGCTTACGCAAAGTACGTTTTGATCTCCACCAGCCGCAAAGTCAACGCCTGCCTTGCGATCCCCAGGCTTAAAGTCGGGTGGGCTGTTGTGGCAGTTTTGAAGTTGAGTAAGGCTGACCACAAGGCTCTCCGCACCTATGTCAACAAATTCTCCGTAGATCATAGATCGGGTCAGCGGGTGCTTCTCACCGTAACGCTGGATTACTTCATCAATCTGGTTCTGCGTGATGTGCGGGCAGTCAAACGCTGTGACTGCGTGCTTCGACCACATATTGGCTTCCTTGGTGAACGCTCGATAGAACGCACCGCTAGTCCCTCCTGGGCTGGATGCGATTAGCAAGCGGGTTGGTTGACATCGGCTGATGGCCTCAAACAGCGGGTCGGCTACGGTCTTGGCTTCGTCAACCACCATCAGCAACGGATGGTATTCGTGGTCCTCTGCGTGCCATCCTTCAGCACGCCCAGGGTCGGTGGCTGAGTAGCCTATAATGCGTGATGTGTTGCCGTTGGGATGGAGGTAGCGGATTTCGCCGGATGTTACCTCCCACGCACCACCAAGCTTGGCAATGTGATTGCGCAGGCTAGGCCAGAGTTGGCTTTCGACTTGCCTAAAAACGCCCGCAGTCGTTACGGCGATTGATCGCGGATAAACTAGCGCGTGCCATATCAAAATAGCCGAAATGACAGTGCTTGTCTTGCCGGAGCCGTTGGCTGCACGCAGTGCTACGCGACAGTCCTTTGCTTCTAAATCACGCAATACCTTGCGTTGCCAGTCGTATAGATTGATTCCCAATACATTAGATGCGAATGCAGCTGGTTTAGAGAGGTCTAGCAGAATCTCTTCTTGGCTACGTTTTGGAGGCTTTGGCATTAGCGTAAGTTAAGACCTCTTTTTGTTTTGAGCCACAATAATTTGGGGGGGGTTATGCGTATTAAATGGGGGCTGGGGGAGTGGTAGGGGGCGTGGTGGTATACTTGGCCAAGCTCTCTTTCCTTGGCTTGCGTCTTCTCATTGCTATATGCCTTGTCTTGCCAGGAACTTTTTGTGTTGTAGTGACAATAGTTTGCGTGCCATCTGTCGCACAATAGCTATTGTCTCGAATTGTACTCAATGTTTTTGGGGTAACATCCTTACACTCAATGACTTGCGCTTTCTTTCTGCCCGCTATGCCCGCGAGAAGTTGGGCGAGATTCCCGCTGATACCGTGGGTGACATCTTGGCTAACCTGCAGGCGGGCAGAGGGTTGGGCATATCCGTACACTCTCTCACTCATCCAAGCTTTAGCCTGCCAACTTTTCGCGCCTGCTAGCTCTATGTCTCGAAGTAAGGATAATTCGTGCTTTTTTCTGGCGGTTTCCACTCTACGGGCAAACTCAGGCTTTCTACTCGCCCAAGTTTTAATCGTGTTCGAATTCACTCCCACAAGTGCGCCCGCTTTCTCTAAAGTAAATCCGCTTCCACAAGCTGCCACAATTTCATCCGCGATTTTGTCCGTAAATATATCGCGCCCATTCTTTGCCTTTTCGATAGGTGCGCTTGGAGTTGCGCTCTCTTCATCCATTAGGAAAACTTCTAACATGTTTTTTACGAAAAGAAAGTATTGATTAGGCCATCCGCTTGTATTAGATTGCTACTTGTCGAGGGAGAATCCGCTAGGAACTCCCAAGGCATAAAGAAAAAGAAAGGATACACAATATGGGGAATAGAGCAGTCATAACACTAGCAAAGAAGCCAACTCAAAACTCAGTAGGCATATATCTACATTGGAATGGCGGCGCTGAATCTGTCTTAGCATTTGCTGAGGCTGCAAAGCATTTCGGCGTTCGCTTTCACGATGAAACTTATGCAACCGCAAGGCTCGCGCAGATCATCGGAAACTTCTTTGGGGGAACTCTCAGCGTTGGAGTTGGAGTTCTCAGGCACTTGGATTGTGAAAACATTGACAACGGGACATATAGAGTTTGGTTTGATTATGAAACAGTAGTTATAGAACAATCCAAAGACGGGAAGAAGAACTGGAAACGATTGAACAACGACGAGCTGCGGAAGCACGCATATTGGCAAGATACGGAAGAGTCGAAAGGCATCCTCGCCGACATCATAGAAAAGAATAAGCGAGCTTTCCAAGGTGAAGAGGTTGCAAAATGATTGACCTAACCCTAGCAATCCTATTCCTCTCGCCATGCGTTTTATTCATGGCGATTGGGTACTTTGGTAAAAACTAAATAAAAGAAAAGGAGACACACACACAATGAAAACAGAGGACACAAACAGAATAGTCGAGAAGATCGTGGAAGCATTAGGCAAGGGCGAGATACCTTGGCGCAAGCCTTGGCGCAGTGTTGCCGCGCATAATGCAATCAGCGGCTCAGAGTATAGAGGGGTAAATGCGCTGGTATTAAACTTGGCGAGTCATTATCCTGACCCGCGCTTTCTAACTTATAAGCAAGCCGCCGCACTTGGCGCGCAAGTTAAGAAGGGTGAAAAGGGTTGGCCTGTCATATTCTATTCCACAATCAAAAAGAGTGGAGAGAGTGAGGGAGGAGAAAGCACAGGAAACGAAAAAGCAAAAACTTTTCGATTCATGAAACACTATACCGTGTTTAATGCCTCTCAGTGTGACGGCATGCCTGAGCGTGAGGCGCAAGGCGCACCAGTGGCTCAAATTGTGGAAGCTGATGAGATAATCAAACGCATGCCGCGCGCGCCAAGGATAGTCGATG